TGTATGTACAACAATGAACATGAGATTTAATGATGAACACCGTCAAAAAGAAACGCTCAATGAATCCGGAAGTACTAGCCAAGGGCAAAGCAGCTCTTGAACAGTGGCGTAAAGAAAAAGCCTATGCTGTAAAGAAAGGTGGTAAGTTCCTTGAAGCATGGAATGAAGAACAAGAGTTAAAAAAAGCTCAAAAACGTACTTCACCCATGCAAGCAATCAAAAACTTTTGTAATGACTGTGTAGGAGGTATTCGTACAGACATAACCAACTGTACTGCTAAACAATGTTCTCTGTATATCTATCGACCATACAAAAAAGGTGATGATAATGAATGAATACTGCTTTCAAATTAGTGCTACCCGTACAATATGGGTATGTGCTATTGATGAAGAAGAAGCTGAATCCAAAGTCTATGAAGAAGTCGGCTATGATCCCGGTGAAATGGAACTAGTTGACGTTAATTTTGATATCTAATCATGATAGCATACAAACTGTTTCGTAAACGTAAAGACGGTACTTATGGTCCACTGTTTATTAATCGTAAGCAAAAGCTACTTACTGATGTATGGTACTTTGCTGAAGATCATAAAACAAAAGGCTATGCTCATCGTCCAGGATGGCACTCATGTGCCTTACCACTTGCTCCACATCTATCCAAAAAAGATCGTGTGTGGTGTAAAGTAAAAATCAATGATCTTGTCCGTCATCAACGACCTGAGTCCCAAGGTGGTCTCTGGTTTACTTCTAAAGTTCTTAAAATCATAGAGGAATTATGAGTTCAACACTAATAGCAATCATAGGTGTAGTATACTTAGGTGTAGCTATCGACCTGCTCTTTAAAGGAAGCTTAGGTCTAAGCATTGCATTCTTAGGTTATGCTATCGGTAACGTAGGTTTGTACTTGGAAACAATGAACAAATGAATAGCTACAGAACCGTGTATCTTGCAGGTCCAATGGAACATGTATCCATTGAAGAAGCTAACAGTTGGCGTACAACAGCAACAAGAATGTTATCCTCTAACTGCAAAGTACTTAATCCATGCAGACGACTTCACAAGTTTGAACCCAAATATATGAAACGTATATTTGAATTAGATCTTCGTGACATTCGTGAGTCTGACTTAATATTAGCTAACTTGAATGATCCTACAATACCTAAACACGGTACTGCTATGGAAGTGTTCTATGCTGCTTATATATTAAGAATACCTGTTGTAGCGTTTAAAGAAGACAATACAACTATCCATCCATTCTTCGAATCACTCGTAACTGAATGGAGATCTACTGTCGATAAAGCCTGTGATACAATCTTAGCGGAGTACTTATGATTATTAAATATATCTGGATAGGATTAATTTGTTTCGCCTCGCTGTGTGTAATTGCACAATTCTTTCGTAAACCTAAAATAAACATTTAATATGCCATACATCACTGAAGAAGCCCGTCAATCACCACACATGCTCAAGTATGAACCACACTGTGCAGGCGAATTAAACTTCCTAATCACAACATTCATTCGTGACTACTATAACAAAAGTCCATCTTATCAATCTGTCAACGATGTTGTTGGCGCACTTGAAGGAGCTAAACTAGAGTTTTATCGTAGGGTTGCCGCCCCTTATGAAGATAACAAAATCACTTTAAACGGAGATGTATACTAATGTTAACAGACAACGAATTAAAATCAGTCCTAGCATCATGGGATAATGAAGACTTCTTTGATGTTCAGTCTAAAAAGTTACTGAATCAAGAACGTAAAGAACTTGATCGGGGTTGGTCTGAAGCCTTTGCTGAATCATACAATAACGAAATTGATATGTTTAACGATACAGATGCTATCAATCCTAAACACTACAAAAACGTAGCCGCAGGTAAACAATACATGGAACTCATGGTTGATATGCTTGAAGGTAAATCAGGTGTTGAAGCCCACTTGTTCGGTCAAGTGTATAAATACCTGATGCGTTGTGGTAATAAAGATCAAGAAGTCCAAGAGTTAAACAAAGCTCTGTGGTATCTTCAGGCACTCATCAAGTTTAAAACTGAAGGTAAAGTTCTCTAATGAACCATATCAAAACGGTCAAACGTTTTGTCGCTGGAAGTCATAAGTTCTTCGACATCTATGAATGTACTGTAGATGAAGTTGATACTTATACTTCTAGTACTGGCAAAGCAATGGTCAAGGTGTCCATTGAAGGTAAAGAATATAATGGTCTCCACAACAAATGGGTCTATGAATATCTCTGTGCCAACGAAGGGCAACCATCTTTTGTAGTCTTCTGGAAAGCCCCTAAAGGTGATCCTATGGTAGCCTACGTTAAAGAGATCTGGCAGAACCACATTGATGGAACTCCTCAAGAGACTGTATACCTAGCCTCTGATGAAGAAGCTCATATACAAGAAGGTGAGTCGTTCTTATACATGTGGATCAACAAAGACACCGATAAGAAATATATCGGTAAACATCGTGGTAAACCTGATGACGGATATGTGTGTTCATCTGAAAGCTTCATGGCTGAATACAATGAATGCCCATCAAGGTTTATAAGAACTATTCTAGCTTATGGTACTGATCAAGAAATGCTTGAGTTAGAAACTATCTTGTTGTTACAACTAAAAACTCGTATGAGTCCTATGTACTTTAATCTGTCTGACAACTTAAACAGGAGTAATTGATGGCGGCTAAACCCAATGCTACAAAGCATGACTTCACTATTAAGTTAGGTGGTCAAAACTATGAGATTCAAATTAGCCCTAGTACTAACTATGGTTGGTTTGAACATAAAGAACTTGGTGACGAATCAGGAGGAGGCCTATGGTTTGATCGTGGAATGTTCTTAATTGACTATGATGGTGTGTATGAACTACCCTCAGAAGTTAAAGATAGCCTAGTCAGGTTTGGTTATATTGATCCACTGGAGGTTGAACAATGGTAATGATTGAAGTTAGTGATGAAGTAGCTGACAGTATTCTATGTGCAAATTTAAAAGATACATACAACAAAGTATGTGATCCTAAATACGCTAATAGCTTGTATAGCCTTGACGTATATGAGAATCATATCAGAGTAGAAATGCTTAAAAGAGCAATCAAAAGAGTATACGAATACTATAGCACTGATAAACTTGAATAAAATCAACACAACCACAGTCGGTACCTTATAGATACACACGGAGATCCTATGAAAAAGTATGTTGTAACTTGTTGCTTTGAAATCCTGCATGATGCAGACACAAATGCAGATATCGAAACTTGTATTCATGAACTTGTAAAGGAAGATTTGTTAATCAACATGGCAGGTGAAGGTTTTTATATTGTACAAGTAAAGGAGGTAGCACTTGAATCCTGATAAAGCGTATACAATGTATACAACAGCTGAGGAATGTAATGAGGTCTCTCAAAACATTATGAAGATACTTAGGTTTGGTCTTGATACTGTCTATCCAGCTGATGGTAAAGAAAGTAATCGAGATAAGCTTGAGGAAGAAATGGGTCAACTGATGTTCTGTCTTAATCACTTAATATCTGATTTAGATTTAAATGAAGACAACATTATGAATGCTTATAACCAAAAAGCTAACACATGGTTAAAATGGAAAGCCTATTATGTTAATTGATACAGCACAAGAAGGTGTAGTACGAGTTACTATTGACTTCTTTACTCCACTGACAGATGAACTTGAGTATAAGCTACACTATATTCTAGATAGTATAGCTGAACTTGAGTATGACTATGATAGGGAAATAGAAAATGAAATCGCAAAGTGATTGGGATTTATTCTACATGCGTATTGCTAACTTAATATCTCAGCAATCGTATGCAGAAGATCGTAAGGTTGGTGCTATCATTGTCAAAGATGATAACATCATTTCATTCTCATACAACGGTACACCACGAGGGACTAACAATGATACCCAAGTACACGAGGTTCTCCATGCAGAGACTCAGGCAATTGCCAAAGTTTCCCGTTCTAATCAATCTACTTTGGGTGCTACTCTGTATAGCACTCTTTCCCCTTGTATTGATTGCGCTAAGCTTATATACGCTGTTGGGATTCATCGAGTGGTTTTTAGAGACAATTATAAATGCTCTAGAGGGATTGAGTTCTTAACTAGCCAAGGTGTTATCATTAATAACACACAACTCCACGAAGCATTCATTGATCCAATGTTGCTAATTAACACAGGACTATACAACAATGACTGAAACAACAGCATTACTTGCAATCACTTTAGTTGCTTTAGGTGCATACAACTGGCATCTCCATACAGTAATTCAAGGGCTTAACGATCAACTCGATAACTTCCTTGAGATGGTCATGGAAATGGCTAAAGAACTACAAGAACTTGGGTCACCTAATGTAAAGGTAGTTGATGATAAAATCAAAGAAAACCTATGACAGACCTAAGAATATCCGTGTAACAGTAGCTTGTCTACCTGATGCTGAGAAAGACGTAAGGCAAATGTTCTTTGATTGCCTTAATGATTACAGCAAACGTTTCAAAGTACCTATCACGGATAAAAAGTTTGTAGTACATATCTGCTTAATTGAATATGAAGAAAACTGTAATGAACAGGGATTAACTATATACAATGATGCGGATAGACGTATTCTAATTCAATTAAGAGATCCACTCTTAAATGATTGGGGTCCAAACCACTTTGTCATGGATAAGTTTGTTAACATTCTTGCTCATGAAATAGTACATGCATGTCAGTACCTATGCAATCGTAAGATACCAAAGTTTAATAAACTAAGTTACGATAAAAAAGACTTAAGAGAGCAATACTTCTTTGATCCCTCAGAAATGGAGGCTCGAATGTTAGAGGCTCCATACACATCATTCTACGGGAGTATTCTTAATGAATAAACTAAGGCTATGTGTAGACATTGAGACCAATGGTTTTATTCCAGATGTAAATACAATCTGGTGTCTCGTTGCTGTTGATTCAGACAACGGAAATGTCTATTCATTCTCTGACTATGACGATGAGCTACCAAGCTTAAACGAAGGTCTTGCATTCATATCTAAGGCTGATATAGTATTCGGTCATAACATTATCGGTTATGATTTAGTAGTACTAGACTATATACTTGGATTTAAACTACCAAGCACTGTTAAAGTGATTGACACATGGATTCTATCTCAACTAAACCAGTATAAGCGTGAGCATAAACATGGTCTTGAGGGATGGGGTGCCAAGCTAAACTATCCTAAGCTAGACTTCACTGAGTTTAATAACTACAGTAAAGAAATGCTCACATACTGTATCCGAGATGTTGAACTTAACGTTAAGGTATACAAAGTATTAACTGAAGAAGCTACTAACTTGATTCGTAAATACCCATTGTACAAAAAAGGTATCGAGGTTGAGACTGAATTTGCTAAGATCGAAGCTGACATCAGAGCTAAAGGCTGGATGTTTGATATGGCTAAAGCTCAGACACTGTTAACAGAGATCAACAACAAGTTAGATGCTATTGAGATGGTACTTGAACCTAAGATTGGAATGAGGTGTATCAAGACAGATGGAAAAGACGAATTCAAAGAACCCGCATGGCGAAAAGACGGGTGCTATACAGTCGCCACTGTTAAACACTTTAATCTACCGCAAGAGTCGGGAAGAACTGAAAGACCTATTGAAGGAGCCTACTGTAGAATCTCCTTTGAACAAGGTAAAGTCGGATCAATCGAAGTAGTTAAAGACTGGTTGTATTCTATTGGATGGGTACCTGACGAATGGAACGTGGAGAAAATCAATGGTAAGTTTGTTAACAAGTCACCTAAAATTACTGAATCTTCTCTTGAAAAGCTTGGTGCTGATGCTATGCTTGTTAGTGAATACTATACAATTAGAAGTCGTAAAGGCATTCTTGAAGGTTGGATCAATGAAGTCAGGAACAGTAAAGACAATCGTCTTCATGGTCGCATGTGGACTATTGGCACACCTACTTTTAGGTGTCGTCATGAAGTCGTTGCTAATCTCCCTTCTGTTGACTCTGTATATGGGAAAGAGATGCGAAGTCTTCTTGTTTCCGAAGCAGGAACAACCATTGTCGGTGCTGACTCGGCTGGAAATCAGATGCGTGGTCTTTGCCATTACATACGGAATGATGAGTTTACTAATGAGGTAATCAATGGAGATGTCCATCAACGAAATGCAGATGCTCTTGGTACAAGTCGCAAACTGGCTAAGCCTTTTCTTTATGCTTTCCTGTTTGGGGGTGGTGATGGTAAGCTTGGCCTCATACTTACGGGTAAGACGGATGCGAAGACGGGTAGAATTGCTAAAGAAAAGTTTGAAAACTCAATCCCAGGATTAAAAGAACTTAAGGATAACCTATCAAGCCTATTTGATAAGACATCTAATACATTCGGTAAGGATAAAGCCTTCATCCGAGGTATAGATGGTCGTATGGTATTCGTAAGCTCTCAGCATCAGGTACTTAACTATCTATTACAAACTGCTGAAGGTGTCAGCTGCAAAGCGGCAGCAGTATATCTCAGAGACAAACTAAAAGAACGTAACATCCCACACTACTTTGTGTTGCACTATCATGATGAAGTTGCTGTTGTAACTAAAGATGAATATGCAGAAGAAGTAGCTCAGCTATCTATCGAAGCATTCACCGAAGCACCTAAATGGTTTGGTATTGAGTGCATGGGTGGTGACGCACACACAGGAAAAACATATGCAGAAGTACACTGATGATTGAATCAGATGATCAATTCGACATTGCAATCATTGATGCAGATAGTATTATGTATCAGATTGCTTACATGCAACCATCTCCAGCGTTATGCCGTAAAGCTCTTGACGATAAGTTAAAAGAGATTATGACTAACACTGGAGCTATTAGTGGTGCAGTGTTTATTAAAGGTAAAGACAACTTCAGGTATGAGGTAGATGCCGCATACAAAGGTAATCGTAAAGATACCATTGAACCTGAAATTAAAGATCGTATTGACGATCTGTATGAGTATTGTAAAGACTTTAGTATACAGTCAGATGGTGGTGAAGCAGATGATTACTGTGGTATTGCCGCTGAGTTAGCATTACAGGATAACAAGCGTTATATTGTATGTCATATAGATAAAGACTTAGATTGTATTCCTGGATGGCACTATAACTTCCGCAAGGATACGTTATACTATGTTGAACCAGAAGACGGTTACAGGTTTCTTATGATGCAAATCCTAACAGGAGATGCTACAGATAATATCCAAGGCTTAAGAGGTGTAGGACCAAAGACAGCTGAGAAGCTTATTAATGGTGTACCTAATAACCTCTTGTGGTCAAGGGTTATTGACATCTGGAAAGAAAAATGTGGTGATAATTGGGAACCTTTCTTTTTGAAATGTGCTAACTGCATATACATCAGAGAGAGTGATGATGACCTTAAGCCACTAACATTTGAAGAACTAAAGGAAAGACTATCATGGAAGACTACGGACACTGGATTGCCCTTACAGAGCGACCAGCCAACGCCTTCGGATTCATCTATGCAGTCTTTGGACCAACTGGAAGACAATACATCGGAAGAAAGCAACTCATAAGTGAAACATCCAGACTACCTACAGGAGCTAAGCGCAGAGTTAAAACTCGAAGAGAGTCTGATTGGCGAACTTACACATCCTCATGCAGAGAACTACTTGATGATATTGAGTTATACGGACTTGAAGTTTTTACTTTTGTTATCTATGACTGGGTATACGGAAAAGGAATGCTTACATATCGGGAAGTGCAGGAGCAATGGCAATGTGAAGTCCTTTCAAGAGATGAAACACCTGATGGAGAACGTCTCTGGTACAATGGCAACATTGGAGCAGTAAAGTTTTTAAAACCTAAATCATGAATAAGAATAAGCCTATTAAACCATTTGAAAAAGAAATCCCTTCATTAAAAGAAGATTTCAAAAATCAATTCAAACGTAAGAAAGAAACTCAACAAGAAGCTAAAGATCGAAGAGAACGTATTAGAGAGTATAAAGACAACAGAGACTGGAACTAATATATGTCAAGGTGGATTCATACCGCTTGCCCTAAGTGCACCTCATCAGATGCTTTTTCATATAAAGAAGATGATGAGTTTGGATACTGCTTTTCATGCTGCAAGTCAGCACCAACAGACCCTAACTTTAAACCAACAGTTTATCATAAAGAAAACTACAATATGCACACAATAGAGGAGATCAAAGAGTATGACACAAGAGGATTCCAAGAAAGAGGTATCACAAAACCCGTATCAGCTCACTACGGAGTTAAGGTTTCGTATGCTGAGGATGGTACTATCAGTAGTCATTTTTACCCATATACTAAAGACAATAGCGTTGTTGCCTATAAGGAGCGTAAACTACCTAAGACCTTTATTATTCACGGTGAGTTTAAAGGTGTACAGTTATTCGGTCAGAATGTTTCAACGGGTGGTAAACGCATTATCATCACGGAAGGAGAACTAGACGCATTAGCTGTAGCTCAAGCTCAACATGACAAGTATGGTAGGTTTTATCCAGTAGTAGCCTTACCATCAGCGTCTGCTACATCAATGATTCTTGAACAACGTGAATGGTTACGTAACTTCGATGAAGTTGTATTGATGTTCGATCAAGATGATGCAGGAAAGAAAGCTACAGATCAAGCTGCTAAGATCATCGGCTATGATAAAGTTAAGGTAGCATCACTACCTGAGAAAGATCCTTGTGATGTGCTAATCAAACATAACTCTGCTACACTAATGAACTGTATCTTTGATGCACGTACATTCAGTCCAGCAGGAGTTGTTAAAGGTGAGGCTATCTGGGAACAATTCAAGCGTAAGAAAGAAACTACATCTTTACCTTACCCTGAATGTTTAAAGACTCTCAACGACAAACTACATGGTCTGCGCTTAGGTGAGATTGTATTGTTCACATCAGGTACAGGCTCAGGTAAGAGTACAGTCATTAAGGAAATTGTACTAGAGATCTTAGCTAAGACAACTGATATGATCGGTATGGTATCACTCGAGGAATCTATTGGTGATTCTGCTGAGAAGTTTATTGGTATGCAGTTACGTAAGAACCTTGTATCTAACCAAGTAACTGAAGCAGAGATGTATGCAGCACACCAACAAGTGTTTGGTGATGAACGATTAATACTGCTTGATCACCAAGGCTCTGTAGGAGATGAGTCTCTTATAGACAAACTTGAACACTTAGCCTTGATGGGTTGTAAGTATATCATCCTTGATCACATCACTATTGCTGTGTCTGAAGGTGCTAAGGGTCGTACAGGTAATGAGGCAGTTGACTCAGTCATGAGTGATCTACTTAAGATCTGTAAGAAGCATAATGTCTGGTTAGGCGTTGTGTCTCACCTACGTAAAGGTGAAAAACCTTTTGAAGAAGGTCACTTGCCAACCATTGATGACATCAAAGGCTCAGGCTCTATTAAACAAATCTCATTTGACATCATTGCTTTCTCACGCAACATGATTGCTGAGACAGAACAGATGCGTAACACAATTAAGCTTCGTGTATTGAAGTCTCGATTCACGGGTATGACAGGTGACTGCGGTAATACTAGGTATGACGCTGACACTGGTCGCTTAATGCAAACAACTTTTGTTGACTTTGAATAAATGAATCCATTAAATTATCTTACTGAACGTGTATCGAAGGTTGTCCCCAACTCAGATAAGATCTACAATGAGGGTGCTCGCCTTCTAGCACACTATCCAACATGGGAATATGAACTTGAAAGATTTATCAACGAGTCTTGGGATACCCTCCTTAGATACTGCATTCGTAACAAGAACGCAACGCATAGCGCCTCTGTTAAGCTCACCTTTGCTTCTGACCTTATCGGAAAAAGAATTGCAAGAGCTATTGGAGCTGACGAACTTGATATCAAGTCAACTTTATCGCTTGGAGATCTTCTTCTCGAAACGTTCCTTCAAGATGGACTGATTGACATCTTCAGGGAATATGCAGGATACAAAGCCCCATACATGGTACGCATTGTTAATCAAGCAGATGATATTAAACCAACATTGATTGGTACATCATTTGAACCTTTGTTACCTATCATGGGTCTATATAGCCCATTAACTAAAGAACCTTTTATTAAGGGCTGGACTAACTCTAAGCTATTCCATGATAACCTTAATAAAACCTTTGTAAGATCTCTTGAGACCCTTCGACAACAATCTTGGAAGCTTAACATACCAGTATTAACTGCTATGCAAGCACAGACTCCTAAAGAAATCCTTGAGTTGATCGATGAAGATGGTGTTGTAAGGGAATACAATATACACCATGAAAACTTAGAGTTACCTAAAAAATTATCTCATACAGATGGTACTAAGTTCCTTGGTAAAAAGGATCCTAAACTACAACGTATGATGAGTAAATACTTTGAGTACATGCAAGTACTTAAGAAGGCTGAAATGATTGGTGAAAGAACTTTCTTTCAAGAAGTATCTTGTGACTACAGAGGTAGAGTATACTATGCAGAATCATTTTTAGAGTTTCAAGGTAGTGATTTAGCTCGTAGCTTGTTTATGTTTGCTAACAAAAAGAAAGTTACTGAGAGAGGTTTATTCTGGATCAAGGTGCATACAGCAGCTTGCTTTAATAAATCATTTATCATCAATGATATACCTAAATACTTCAAGACAGACTATAAAGCTTATCTTGAGGGTGAAGGTCTTGATACTATATCAGTAGACAAGATGACTCTTGAAGATAGAGTTGCATGGGTAGATAACAACATTGAGTTTATCTATGATGTAGCTCGTACTAAGACTATTCATCCTGATGCTGAAAAGTCTTATAGCTTCTTAGCTTGTTGTAATGAATTACTAGGATACAAGAGAGCTAAGATGGAAGGTAAAGACTTTATGTCTGGACTACCTATACCTATTGATGGTAGTAATAACGGATGGCAACACTTAGCGGCTATGTCTAAGGATAAACAAGCTGGTACTCTGGTGTCACTTGTTCCTACACCTATCCAGAAAGACTTCTACGTAGCTGTTGCTAAAGAACTCATTAGTATTATGCCTGAATACTTTGAGATCAAAGATATGCCTATGAAACATATCAGAAAAGGTATAGCTAAGAGAGGCTCAATGACTCGTGCATACAGTGCAGGTAAGATGCGTATAGCAAAGAACATGTACGAAGACTGTCACGTAGAAGGTTATACTGTTAAGTACAACATCACTGAAGACCAGTGTGACGTACTAGCAGGTAACTTAATCAAGGCTATTAATACAGTCTGTGCAGGACCACTTAAGACAACCAAGTATTTACAGAAGATTGCAGAACATGAACTCAACTCAGGAAGAAACCTCCTCACATGGACAACACCCTCGGGGTTCCCAGTGGTATATAAGGCTTACCTCCAGCATGAACGGAAACAAAGAGGAACTATCAAAGGTATTCAAGGAAATAAAGACGGAAGGGTCATGCACGTTATTAAGGTTGACGTACTTAACAAAG